TTCATTAGATACAACATTTGCAACAGATGCAAGTGTAACTATTGTAAGTGCATCTGCATGGGGAGCATTCCAAAGTGCATCTTCATATAGTGCATCAATTTATACGAGAGATGCTAATCAAGATACAAACATAACCGCAAATAGTGCATCTGCATGGGGAGCATTCCAAAGTGCTAGTTCTTATAGTGGTAGTTTCTACACAACTATAAACACCGCAATTGGTAATACAACACAAGCTTCAGCAAGTGCATGGGGAGCATTCCAATCAGCTAGTTCTTATAGTGGTAGTTTCTACACAACTATAAACACTAACATTGGTAATATCACACAAGCTTCAGCAAGTGCAGCTGGTGCTTTTGCAAGTGCTTCAGCATACTCTGCAAGTGCAGTTACAACTTACGCTAAATTAGCAGTAGCAAACACATTTACTGCAAACCAAATCGTAAGTGGTTCAATCACAGCAACTGGGGATGTAGTAGCATACTCAACATCAGATAAAAGACATAAACATAACATTGTATTAATTTCAGATGCTTTAAGTAAAGTAACTAAATTGAATGGTGTAACTTGGGAATGGAATGATGATGTAGATGCAGCAACTAAAGAAACACCTAAGACTGGTTTGATTGCACAAGAAGTGCAAGAAGTTTTACCAGAAGTGGTAAAAGAAAGAGGCGATGGCTTCTTAGCATTAGATTACTCAAAAATGATGGGTTTAATGGTAGAAGCAATTAAAGAGCAACAAATACAAATAGAAAAATTAAGAATGGATTTAGATAATTACGAATGTAAATGCGATAATTGCAAATCTAAATAAAATTCAAAAGGCTTATAAGAATGTATGATGTATATTATACAACAGGTTTCGGAAATAAAGTAGGTGCTGGTAGTGATGTTTGGGTGAATAACTTTGTAGAATACGTTGTTCCTCACTTAAAAGTAAAACCTATCCTACTTATACATAGAAAAAAACCAGATGATTTTGAGGGGGCGAAATTCCCCCTCGAAATTTATTGGCAAGTGGATGATAAAGATAAGTTCGATGAACTTATAAATAGTGCTCGGCGAATACACATACTACACGGACACTACTACCCTAACTCAGCAATCCTTAACAATTTGGACAAGATTGAAAGTTATGTAATGCATAATTCAATCGATATGTCTCTCAAAGCTGGATTATTTTCGGAAGCACCAGGTATGCAACATTACGGAGCAGACTCGGAGTGGGAAAATAATATAATTAAATCGGCTAAGAAACGAATTTGGATAGGATTATTTCAAACTCCAAAGCATGCAGAGTATGAGTTCATTGATATTCCTAATTATTATGATTTTACTCATAATTTAGAATTGAGTGATAGTACAAAAGTAGGATTTGCAGCAAGAACTGAAACTAGAAAGAGAGTTTGGTATTTAGAAAATATAGATTGTTATTTATTTACAACGCTAAAAGTTCTAAATGATGTGTGGGAGAAGGGATATGGGGTGAATTTCAAAAGAGCTAAACGATATATGTTTGATTATAGTAAGTTAGATTGGTTTTATCGTTTAGATTGGGGAATTTCACATAGTTGTTTTAATTATGAACCATTTGGATATTCAATATTTCAAGCGGTTGATTATGGAAAACTACCTATATTGAGTAAAGAGTGGATGAAAGATTGGAATTATCCTTTTAGAGCAGATACTAAAACTGAATTTGAAGGAACGATACAATGGATAAAAAATAGTGATTACGAATATAAAAAACATTGGTTCAACAAAATAAAAGAAAGAATGTTGGAGTATTCGGATAGAAACAAATGGGTTAATGATTTATTAGATATTTATAATAGTTAAAAGGAAAACAATAATATGGCAGCAAGTAATTTAAGTTTAAGTAATTTATACAGAGCAACTACTGGAACAACTAGAAGTGCAGTATCATCTTCATTAAACGCAGCAAATGGTATGGCAGGTACAGCAGTATCAATGAGTTCATTTATATATGGTAATGTAGCAGTAACGCAACCATTTACTTATATAGTAGAAAGTACATCAGAAAATTTAACATTTGCATTTACCGGACAAGGTTTAGCATTTGATAATAGAGTAAAAATACAAGCAGCTAATTATAGTGTAACAGTTAATGATGCAACATATTTTACAATTGGTACAAACGGAGCAACAACTTCTATTAGTGCAAAAGCATTAGCAGGTGCAACATATAGTGGTAGTAATGCAACAACATTAACTGCATATTATGATGATACCTATACTACAAACGGAACAGGAAATAGTGGAGCAGGTGCAGCAAGTACAAAAACAATTTATTCGGTAGATTCATATAACTCAATCAACTCAGATGTTCTTTGTGTAGCAACTGATACTGAAATTTTATTAGCAGATGGTTCAACTGTTTTAGCAGGTGATTTATATGCTGGTGATATGATTAAAACATTCGTACCAACTGATATGCCAGCATGGTTTCCGGCAAACGATGAAGGTGAGTGGTATTGGTGGTATAATGAAACGGGTTCAAATGGTGAAATTGTAAATGCAGAAGTAAGTAATATTTATTTTTCATTTGCAGATTCATATGTTTCTATTAATGATGGTGCAATTAAAGCAACGCACGCACATCCTTTCTTTGTATGGGATGCATTAACTGAAACTTATCAATTTACAAGAGCAGAAGATGTGGTTGAAGGTGATAAATTAGTTAAATACAATCCAACAACTGGTTTAGTAGAAGATGTATTAGTAGAATTAGTACAATTTGTAAATAGAACATTGGAAATCGCAACAATTACAGTAGATACGGCACATACCTATTTAGCTAATGGATTCGTTTCACATAATAAAGGAGCAGCAACTGCACCAATTCCATGGACAAATTTAGTATGTTATTTAGAACCTCAATTTGCAGCATCTTATGATACAGCAGTTTCAACTACAAACTTTAATGATGTAGCAGGATATTCAACTGGTTTTAACTTAACCGGTGGTAATGCAAATCCAGCAATTGCAGCACCTTCATTTAATGCAACCTCTCCAAAATCATTAACATTTGCAGCGGGTAAGTATGGTATTAAACAAAATGGTTTAACAAGTGGTACAGGTAATACAAATTTTAATACTACATTAGCAAACGGATATACTATAATTGCATTTGTAAATGGTAGTGCAGGTAATATATTAAGTAGAGGAACTGATTATACATTAAATGCAACAACAGCAACGATTGCATTTACATCAACTCCAAATGGTAACACATCAGTAGCGGGACAAACTCTAACAGGTTGGCATATGATTGCAGTTACAACAGGTGCGGGTACAACAAAAATATATAATAACAATGTAGAAGTAGCAAGTGCAGCAACAACTGCAGCAGCAACTACTGGAACATCTGATATTTATTTAATGCAAAATAATACTGGTAATTTAGGTTCATTCTTTTTCTATCAAAGAGCATTAACTGCAACTGAAATAGGATACGTTTGGAACAATTTAAAAGGTAGATACGGATTATAATATCGTTTGAGTAAAAAAATATATATTTATATATAGAACAAATAAATAAAGATTATGGCAAAAATTAAAGATGAGCAATTAGAAAAAATTAATGAATTAAAAGGTAAGTTTAACGAACTAACTTTTTTAATTGGAAAGAACAAAATAGAACAAATATCACTTAAAGCAGAAGAAGAAGCAATGATTTCGGAATATGCTAGATTAGGTGAAGAAGAACAAAACTTCTTAGGTGAAATTCAAAAAGAATACGGAGATGGTAACTTAGATACTAACACCGGAGAATTTACACCAACAAATACAAAATAATATATTTTTACAACAATGTTTGTATATTTATATTAGAATATTATAACATAATTTACAAGGAGAACAAATAAAATGGCTGAAAAATTAGTATCGCCGGGTGTGTTTACAAGAGAAAACGATTTATCATACATAGCTCAAGGAGTAGGTGCTATTGGTGGAGCAATCGTAGGACCTTTTAAACAAGGACCAGCGTTTAAACCAACAATCGTAACATCACCATCTGAATTAGAAGATATTTTCGGTGCAGCTGATGGTACATATTACACAGAATTAACCGCTCAAAATTATTTAAGAGAGACTGGTTTAGTAACTATTTGTAGAGTAGCAGGTATCGGTGGATATACCGAACAAAATCCTGTTCTATTAACTATATCATCAGCATCAGTATCTAAATCAGTAGCAGTACTATTTAATACAGATACCGATACTAATAGTTTTTCAACTACGTTTTCTAGTTCTGCATCTGGATATGGTAATATATCATTAGGTGGATTAACACTTAGTGGTTCATACGCAACTTCATTAGTTCCATCATCAACACAATCAGTAGATGATGTATTTGGTACTTCACCATTAGGAACAAAAGAAGCTTATGTATATGGATATTTTTCTGAAGCCGCAAGTGCTAGTTATGCAAGTTTTAGTACACAACAATTTGCAAGTGCATCATTTGTAACATTAGGTGATCAAAATTTCACAGATAGTGCAACTTTTGCTTCTACACCATGGATTCAATCACAAGATATGGGTGGTTTAAGATACGATTTATTCCGCATACATACTTTAGCAGATGGTAATGTTGAAAATACAAGATTTAAAGTTACTATTGGTAACATTAAAGCAGCAGGTGATGTGAATGGTTCTGATTATGGAACATTCTCTTTATATGTTAGAAAATTTAATGATACAGATAAAAAACAAAACATTTTAGAGCAATATAATAATTTATCATTAGACCCAACCGCAGTTAACTATATTGGTAGAGTAATTGGTGATGAGGTAAGTACAATTGGAACCGGTGTGAATAGTGGTAAAATAACTACAACTGGTGATTGGACTAATAATTCCAACTATATTAGAGTTGAAGTAAAAAATTCTGATTTGTATCCTGTAACAGCAGTACCTTACGCACACGCTGCATATGAAAACTTTATAAGTGGTTCATCTGCTGAATTAGCTAATTTACCGGGTGTAACCTTTACAACAGCATCAGTTAGTTCATCTATTTATACAAGTGGTATTAATTTAGATAACATTGATAATACTATTTTCCTAAAACCATTAACTGCAACCTATGGATATAATGGAAATAATTCAGTATTCTCATTAGATACATATTCTGGTTTACCTTTACGCAGTATTGGTGTGTATCCATTAGCCAATGGAAGAACATATTCACAAGAAGTATCATATAGAACATTTACAATTGCTTTCCAAGGTGGTTTTGATGGTTTAAATCCAACAATTAAATCAGCTAAAGGTGGTGATACAGAATATGAAGCAGGTACAAATTGTCAAGGATTTAATTTATCAGTTTCAACAACAAGTGGTTCTGAAGCATACAAAAGATGTTTAGATGCATTATCAAATGTAGATGAGTGGGATATTAACTTATTAGTATTACCTGGTGTATTACATCAATATCACCCAAATGTAACTCAATACGCAATGGATATATGTGAGAATAGAGCAGATACATTCTATATTATGGATGGTACTTCAATGAATGCAACTATTACAGAAGCGGTTACTACGGCTGGTTTGTTAGATACTAACTATGCAGCTGTTTACTATCCTTGGGTTAAAACAATTGATACAAACACAAATAAATTAATTGCAGTTCCACCATCAGTTTTATTACCTAGAGTTTATGCAGCAAACGATGCTACATCAGCTGAGTGGTTTGCACCTGCCGGTTTGAATAGAGGTGGTATCACTGGTGCAGTAGCAGTATTAGATAGATTAACTCATTCTGATAGAGATACTTTATATGAAGGAAAAGTAAATCCAATCGCTCAGTTCCCTGGACAAGGTATCGTGGCATTCGGACAAAAAACCTTACAAGATAGACCATCAGCATTAGATAGAATTAATGTTAGAAGATTACTTATCACAGTTAAGAAGTATATTGCTTCAACAAGTAGATATTTAATATTTGAACAAAACACAACTGATACTAGACGTAAATTCTTAAATACAGTTAATCCTTATTTAGAAAACATTCAACAAAGACAAGGTTTATACGCATTTAAAGTTGTAATGGATGAAAGTAATAACACTCCAGACGTAATCGATAGAAACATCTTAAAAGGTGCAATATTCTTACAACCAACTAAAACTGCTGAATTCATTCAAATTGATTTCAATGTTTTACCAACTGGGGCAACTTTTAACGCATAAATTAAAAAAAGATATACTTATAATAAGTAAAGGAGAAATAAACAATGGCTGACGTATTATCATTTGATAAGATATTTTATACAAACTTTGAACCAAAGTTAGCAAACCGTTTCATCATGGAAATTGATGGTATTCCAGCATACATGATTAAAACGGCAAATAGACCTAAGTTAGAAAGTGAAGTTGTAGAATTAGATCATATCAACACAAAGAGAAAAATCAAAGGTAAATCAAATTGGACTGATATCACTATCACTCTATATGACCCAATTGTACCGAGTGGGGCACAATCAGTAATGGAATGGATTAGAACAGGACACGAATCTATTACAGGTAGAGACGGATACGCTGATTTCTATAAGAAGAATATTGATTTTTATATGTTAGGACCTGTGGGTGATAAAGTAGAACAATGGAAACTTATTGGTGCATTTATTTCTTCGGCAGAGTTTGGTGATGTAGATTGGAGTTCAAACGATCCAGTTATGATTACATTAACATTAACTTATGATTACGCAATCTTAGAATTCTAATCTAAAGAAAAATATAAAAGAAAAGGGAGACAATATTTGTTTCCCTTTTTTATTTTCGTTATATTTATATATACAAATATATATATGTTATGACATCAAAAGAATTTATACTTTGGTTAAAAGGATTTACGGAAGGAGTACATGAATTTAATATCACTCCAAAGCAGTGGGATAATTTAAAAGAAAAATTATCAAAAGTTAGTGATGAACCACACATAGGAACTGCAATAGGTGGATGGGGAACACCAAACGGAACAATTACAACAACACCGGGTGGTGGTTCTATTACAATTGCTAATCCACAATTTACAACATCAACTGCGTATGGATATCCAAGTGGTTCTGCATGGAGTTATACAAATAGTGGTGATATGGGTACAATAGGTAGTAAACCAAAAACACAAACCGATTATCAAAGGGAACATAGTAAATCATTATCTAAAAAAAGAAAAGCAAAATCCGTAAAAGAGTGGGAAGATACATATGATTTAGGTGGTGAAGAATAAAAATTTAAAAAACAAATAGTTATATAAAACAAACAAAAAGTTATTATGGAAGAAAACGTACAAATACAAAGAGGAGCGGCACCAACGCAACCACAGCAAACAACAGCAACACCAACATTTGAGTTCCCAACACAAGTTATATCATTACCATCAGAAGGTAAAGTATACGCAGAATCAAATCCATTAAGTAAAGGTACATTAGAAATTAAGTATATGACTGCTAGAGAAGAAGATATCTTAGCAGATAGAAACTTAATTAATAAAGGTATTGTTTTACAAAAATTATTAGAATCAGTAGTAGTTCAACCTGGTGTAAATGTAGATGATTTAGTAATTGGTGATATCAATGCAGTTTATTTAGCAACTCGTATGTTAGGATATGGTCCTGATTACAATGTTGAGATTACAGACCCTTTTAGTGGTGAAAAACAAAAAGTAACAATTGATTTATCTGCAATTCAAACTAAGGATATTGATTATACTAAATTAAATACACAAAATAGATATGAGTTAATTTTACCGGTATCTAAAAAGAAATTAATAGTTAAATTGCTTACTCACAAAGATGAAAAAGATATTAGTCATGAAATTCAAGCAATTGAAAGATTAACAAAAGGTAAGAGTGCGGGCAGTGATGTTACAACTCGTTTTAAATATATG